GTACATGCGAATGCGATCACCCAAGGTCGCGTTTGGCGTATCCCAGACGATGACGAGATGATACCAAGCTGTTGTGTCGCGCAAAACTTGGGTAGTTATCAATGTCGCGTCTGATACGGAACCTGTGTTGTTCTCGAAGTTCAGAAGAATCTTATTGCTGTTGATGTTGATCGAGCCTTTGCCGCCGCCGCCACTTGCCGCCGAAAGCAGGAAGTTGTGGGTGTCGAACTGGGTACGCTTGAACCAGACGGAAAAGGTGAACTGGCGAGTGCTGTCGAACGGGCCGAAAACATGGTTAAAGTAATCCGCGCTGCCATCCAGCCAGATCGCGCCTGCGGGAGTATATCCTGCCCCACCCAGTCCTGCTGCTGCTCCTGCTAATAAGTTATTTGCAAATACCATTATTTTTCCTTATTTAATATCTAATGTTGCAATGGCTTGTACTGCTAGTGAAGTATAGACAATATAGTCTAATCTATCAACTGCAGATACACCAGTTGAAAGTGTAGGAGCAGTACCACCAGCAAATTTCCAATTAGCTCCGTATGCCAAAGTTCTACCACCAGTTCCATCTTGAACAATAATAATACTACCAGTTTGTCCTGCAACACAGTTTGTTGGGCTTTCTAAAGTTCTATTACCTGCAAGCTGAACAATAAAGTTTTGAGCCGTATTAAAATCTACTGCAATTGATGTTCCATCTGTAAGAGAAGCATATTGAGCAACGGCAGCGCCACTCATTGTAAGTCGTTTTGCTCCAGCTACAGTTCCAATTCCAATTGAGCTTACATCAACTTCTTGAGCCGATACAGTTCCTGTAATTGTTCCACCTGCAAGTGGAAGGTAATTAGCAATGCTAGTTGCAAGAGTTGCAGAAAGAGCTACGGCATAATCACTCACAGATGTAATACGAGTATTTGCAGTAGCAATACTAGTTGCCATTGTAGCTGATAACGCAACAGCATAGTCACTGACAGATGTAATTCTGGTATTTGCAGTAGCAATACTTGTTGCCATTGTAGCTGATAAAGCTACAGCATAGTCACTTACAGATGTAATACGAGTATTTGCGGTATCAATGCTAGTTGCTACCGTTGCAGATAGTGTAGTAATAACACTGTTAATTGAAGTAATTGCAGCCGCATTGGTGGATGTTAAAGCTGAAACATTAGCAACTACAGTATTAATTGAAGTAATTGCTGCAAGATTTACAGATGTTAATGCAGATACAGTAGCAACTCTAGCTTCTAGGGCTGCACTTACTGAAGTATATGCAGCATTAATACTTGTAATAGCTGCAGAGTTAGTTGAAACTAAAGCAGATACATTAGCAACTACAGCATTAATACTTGTAATGGCGGCAGTATTAACAGAAGTTAGCGCAGATACATTAGCAACTACAGCATTAATACTTGTAATTGCATCTAGATTAGTTTGGGTTAATGCGGAAACTGCAGCAACTTCATTTACAGTTGCAGCAGATACACCAGCAATTAAAAGTTCATCCGTATCAATATTAGTAGCAGATACAATTCCAAATGATTGATTTGCATTTAAACTTAATGTACCGCTAACTGGAATACTTGTTGATGTAGCCCCATTAACTGTAATTGAAACTCCAGTACCTGCAGTAATAAATTTAACTGTACCACCTTCTGCAGATGGCACATTAACTAGCCCTGAACCATCTCCAACAAAAGCAGCCGCAGAAACAGTTCCTGAAAATTCTGCTGCAGTTCCACTAATCTTAGCTGTAAAGGAAGCTCCACCTACATTAATATCACCATTAAATGTGAGGCTCGTAGCTACAATACCAGTTGCGGATAGAATACCGTCTACGGTTAAAGGACCAACAATATGAGTAGAACCAGTAATACTTACATTAGCAGAAGCATTTAAATATTCAGTTGTAAATGTTGAGCCTTTAACTTCCGCTACAGAAATACTAGCAGGAACTGTAATATCAGTAATTTGTCCTACGCTATTGACTGTAATATTTGAAACCGGACCATAAGTACCTGAAGTTGCACCACTTGGATTTAATGCAATAGTTGGATTACCTTCAGTACCATCAGCATTGGTAATGGAAACACCAGTTCCACCAGTTAATGTTCTACCATAAACATTTGTACCACTAACTGCAACCATTCCTGTAACTGCAGTTAAGTCTGTAATATTATTAAGCGCAGAAACTGTAGCTGTTAATGTCTGCCCATTAATTTGAAATGTGCCGCTTACATTAACAGTAGATTGAGAAATTTTTAATTTTGAACTTTGACCTGATCCATCTTGAATAGCACGGGTTGAGCCATCTAATCCAAGATTATTATTTTCAATATGTAGCAAATCTTTATAAGTATTGGCAATTGTTCTTCCGTTTAGTGTTGACATTTTAACTCCTTATATACTTTGCCACTCTTGAGTTGTTGTATTCCAAATATTAGAACCATTTTGCCACTCTAGATTTCTATCAATATTTGGATCGGGTCTTGGATTTCTAACTACAATATTTTCCGTTAGGTTAGCTGTAAAATTTTGAGGATGATTAATTTTATCAAAGGCACCATCAAAGTCTGTTGGACAAACTAAATTTCGAGCAGTATCAAACTTTAAATCTTTTAAAGGATACCGCCATCCACAAATATCACAAAGTCCATATGCATTCTTATTACTTGCCATTATACTACACGCAATTTAGGTTTAACAAATAAACTTGTACGCTCACGATCTTCTAACTGTGCGGATAATAACAATTCTTCATAATTTCCTTTTAAAAACCCTAGTCGCTCGGCAGATACATTCGGACGTTTAATCCCCATATAATATGCTAATCCCATTGTTAAACATGGTAAAAATCTAGTTGGAATATCTACATTTTCAATTGCAGTTTGATTTACATCTTGAATTTTTCTAATTTGTTCAAACTTAATTGTATCTGTTGAATTTTCTGGAATTGGATAAAGGAATACAGTTGGATTATCCCTATTACGACGAACTGCATATTGCGATGGTCTACCAGTTTGAGACTTATTATTAATTTGTAAGTATTCATCCATTGAAATACGAAGCATACTTAAATCTCTGTTGTCACGAGTTACAACGGCACTTAATACATCAATTGTAGAATCTGATAAATTCAAAGATGTAACAGATGTTGTTACAGAAACAACAGTTGTATTGACAGTCCATAAATTAATATTACGGTTTTGCCAATCAGTTAAAATTAAATTAATTGATCGTTTAGCTGATTCTACCTCATGTCCTAGTGTAACTTCTCCACCTAAATATTCAGAAGCTTCCTGAATAATAGTATCTACATCTAAGTTAAAATTGTATGTTCCGCTTGTAGCCATTTATTACTCCTAAGATTTTGGATTCTTTTTACTTGCAGTTTTAGTTCTACTATATGACCTATTTTTAGATGCAGGTTTAACTTTAAGAATTTTACTCGTAGTTTTACCGCCTACGTGATGGACATCGTTATTATCACCTTTTTTAACTTTATTTAAACGTAACATTTTTTGTCTAGCTGCATTACGTCTAGCTCTATCTTTTTTTCTTTTGGCAGAGGAATCATATTTTCCCTCTCCATCCTTTCCATAATTACGAATATAATTAGCAGATGATGGCATATTACTTTTTTCCTCGAACTAGTTTTTGACCTTTAGGTGGAGATTTCTTTGATCCACTAGGGCCAGCCCAAAAAAACTTATCAGCCCAATATGCAGGACTTGTTTTACCACGCGCAATATTTGCAGCATGACGAGCCTTAAATGATTTACGTGCTTCAGGAGAATAGTTATGCCCCATCTTCTGATCACCAAAACGAATGATTTTAATTCTTTCACCATCTTTTACAGCTACAATACCTTTCTTTGTAGGATGGCTTGGAGTTTTCTTAGGTTTGTTTAAACCAGATAAACCATATCGTTGTAGTTTCTTTTTATCACTTTCATTTAGAGCCATAACTAATCCTTTTTTTCTTAATTAATTTTTTAGTTTTCTTTTTCTTTGTATTTTTCATTGGTGCTTTGGAAATCTGCATTGAAATAGAAGAACGAGAAATTGCCATTATTTTCCTTGACCCCTGTATTTTTTATAGGAACGGCGTTGATCTTTATTTAAACTACTTTTTTTAATCATTGAATCATTTTTACCAATTGTAGTTTTCTTTTTAATTGGAATACGTTCAATTTTTAAACCAATTGTTGTTTTAGGTGCTTTTGCCATTTTTATTTACTTCTTTATTTTCTTTTTAATTGTTGCACTTAAATCTTTATAATGAAACACTTGTTTTGATGACTTGCTATGGGTAGCACCACTATGAATTTGACCATTCATCTTATGTGTTTTACCAGAATACTTAGTTCCATTTTTAAAATAATGCATTACATTAGCAGCCATTATTTTATCTTTCTATATTTTTTTACTTTTTTAGCAATACTAGTTGGTTGTTTTACAAATTGTTTACCTGCTTTAGTTCCTTCTCGTTTAGCTTTAGTTGTAGCTGCATACTCAGAAGCGGATAAAGACTTAATTGCTTTTTCAGGTAAATATCTTTCTCCAGTTTGTTTAGATGGCTTTCCCGATTTAGTACGCCATTTTTGTTTGGTCCAAGCTTTTAAACTTTGTTGTGATTTTTTTAAAGCCATTATAATTCTTCTGGATCATTTTTAATATAAATTATTTCAAAGTCAGAAGAGACAAAGTTATTAGACCCTGAACTATATGCTCGTGCCTCAATATCAGTTTTTTCTGAAAAAGCTACTGGTACTTGAAAAATAAAAGGTACTTCACCACTTTGAATAGTTATCTTTGCAGAGGTTCTAAATACACCACCAAAGGGACGTTGAACAAAACGAGCGACAAGATACTGGTTTGCGTTTGGTGTGCCTGTGCCTAAATTAGCTTTAAGAATATAACCAGTATATCCCGCTGGAATAGTCCAAAGAGCCATAAGTGTTTGGTTTTGACCTAATGTTATTTTAGCATAAATAGTAGCTGGGACACCCACAGTTACTGTGCCAGTACCTACATAAATATCACCAGCGGCTGTTCCACCACTTCCTGCTGTTGCAACATAAGCACGGTTTACGCGAATAAAAGTTGTTGTCGTTAAAACTTCAGTTTGTCCATTGAGAGAAACAGTTTCAGATGCTTCATTCCAATTTTGATCTAAACCAGAAACTACAACAGTTCTTGCACCAGTACCAGCAGATGTATCATTTGTACTGCTGCTGGATACCTTCATTTGAATTGCAGCAGCGGGATAAGCATAAATGCCACCAGCATCCCAAACCGTTTCTTCTGCACCATTAATGTCTGGATTAAATCCAAACTTAAAAATAGATTTATGATAAGGAATTTGATTACGAGCTACTTGAAGATAAAATGGCTCTGTCTTACCCCATCTTGTAATACTACTTGCAATAGACATTTAATAATTCCTAGAATTTAATTATGACAAGGACAAGCACAACCACATTTACAGATTTTAGGTAGTTTAGATTTAATCTTAGTAATAATGTTTTTAAAACACTGGATCATAATTTTTTCCCCTTTATCGAATTGGCTTTCTTGCTTTACCAAATCCTTGAATTTGTGCTGGCTTCTTTCCAGTTACAGGACGTAAATCTTGATAAATTTCAATTGGAGTTGCTGGAGTATAGTCTGGGCTTTCCATATC